GGTGGGCGAGGTTGGCGCAGAGGCCAGCGAGGGCGCAGACGGTGGGAAGGAAAACCCGTTTGACGCGGCCATTGACAGCGTATTTCCCGCCGTGAAGTAAAGGAGGAAAAGAAATGTCTTACGAAGTGAAAAGCGGAACCTACACCCCGGAAAACGTGTTTGCCGGGCCGTTCCCCGTCAAAACGGAAGTGGCGGCGGTTGGAGCGGCGGCAATTCCCCGCCTGACCCCCGTTAAGCTGGCAGACGGAAAGATTGCGGCCATTGCCGCAGGGACGGAAGCGGCCCCGGCTGACAGCGGGCTTTATGGCATTACCGCAGACGATGGCGAGAAGAATGGAGAAGTCCCCGTGTACCTGACCGGGGAATTTTTCGCGGACGCGCTGAACTGGCCCGCAGGAACGGCGGCGGAGGACGTGAAAACCGCCTTCCGGGCGCTGGGAATCTTTTTGAAGTAAAGGAGTGCTGAAAAATGGCCTACGAAGTTTCTATTTTCACCCCCCGCACGATGGGGAAACTCATTTCCCGTATGCCGCCTGTGCGGACCTTCTTCCGGGACACATTTTTTAGGAATGTGGAAACCTTTCCGACAAAAAGCGTGGACGTGGACTTTAAGAAGGGAACGCGCAAACTTGCGCCGTTCGTTCACCCGCGTATGCCCGGAAAGACCGTAGCGAATACGGGATACCAGACAAAGACCTACACGCCCCCGCAGTTGGCCCCGGACACCATTACAACGGTTGATGATCTGTTGGAGCGGATGGCGGGCGAAAACCCGTACAGCGGGAAAACCCCGGCACAGCGGGCCGTGGAGAAGTTGGCGCGCGATTTCTCCAAACTGGACGAAATGATTACGCGCCGGGAAGAGTGGATGTGCGCGCAGGCGCTCTATACCGGTGTTATCCCGATTATCGGGGACGGGCTGAACGAAAACATTGATTTTTCGTTTACCAACACAGAAACGATCACAACCGCCACGAAGAAGTGGAGCAACGACGCTTCTGACCCTATTGCAGATTTGAAGCGGTGGCGAAAGACCGTTCAGAAGAACGGCTTTGTGAACTGCAATATCTGCATTATGGCGGACGATGTGGCGGAAGCCTTCACCCGGCACGCGAAGGTTCAGAAGTTGCTTGACACGGAAAAATACGACATTGCCGTGATTAAGCCCCGCGAACTGATGGACGGAACAACGTATATCGGCACGATTAACGGGCTTGGGCTGGACATTTACACGTATACAGAATGGTTCCTTGACGATTGGACGGCCCCCGCCACGCCGGAGGAAAAGCCCCTTGTCCCGGACGGAACAGTTCTGCTTGCTTCCACGGCGGCGGCGTATTCGCGCTATTACGGCGCGGTGACGCTGGGGGACAAGAAAACGGACAATTTCACCACCACGGAGGGCGTGCGCGTTCCGAAAAGCTGGATGGAGTACAACCCGGACCGGCGTTTTCTGCAACTGTTCAGCCGTCCCCTTATGGTTCCGCATGAAGTGGATAGCTGGTTTGTGGCAAAGGTTCTGTAAGCTGTGAACTTCAAAGAACAGGTGGAGCGGGACCTAAAGGAAGTATTTCATAATACCGGGGAACACGCGGCCACGAAAGAAATTCAGTACGGCGGGGACTTCTTCAAGGTTCCCGCCGTACTTGACAATGTGGCCGTAGCAGACCGAACGCAATTAGCGAATGACAACGCGGACGGTATTTGCGCGGTAACGGCAACGCTCTTTGTGGCGCTGTGCGATCTGGGGAAAACTCCACGGCAGGGCGCGACGATTTGGGTTGACGGTGAGGAATACGAAATTAAAACCGTTGGAATGGAAGAAGGGGAACTTGTGCTTGGATTGTGGAGGCTGGACGAATGATCGAGATTACAGCGGAACAAGTCGAGCGGGTGAACGCCGTTCTGGGCGGGCTTCAAAACGCGCCAAACAAGGTTTTTTACAACGTGATAAACCGGGCGCTTTCAACGGTGCGGTCCCAGTCCGGGAAACAGATTGCGGCAACATATCAGATCAAGCAAAGCGAAATCAAGCGCAATTCAAATATGCGGCTGAAAAGGGCCACGGCGGGCGATTTGGCGGGACAAATCGAGTTTGCGGGAACCGTTATCCCCCTAATGAAGTTCAAGGTAAGCCCAAAGGAGCCGCGAAGAAGTACCGTTTCCGTTCAAGTCCTGCGGGAATCCGGGGGAAAGCGGCTGGAATCCGCGTATGTGGCCGATTTGGGCCGGTATGGCGTGGGTGTGTTTGAACGCTTAACCAGCAGGCGGGCCACGTCACAACAGCTTTTCGGCCCGTCTGTGGCGCACATGATGGAGAATGAAAACGTGCTGGAACAGGTGGAAGGAAGCGCGCAGGAAACCGTTGACAAGCGGCTTGAACACGAAATAAGCCGGATTTTGAACGGATACGGGGGTTAAGGAATGACACCGAACATTTTACTTGAACAGCTGAAAGAGTTTACGGAAGCCAACACAAAGGACCTGATTCTTGAAGTGAGGGTAAAACCGGGGGAAAAGGGGCCAAAGGAGCGGGCGGCGGAGGTTTACACCATGCGCCTTCCGAACAAGGACGCGGAAACGAAACAGATTCCCTATATCCTTTTGCAGTTTATCAAGGGTTCAGACGATCAAAAGGAAGGGGAACAGCCGGAAAGTGAATGTGCGGTGCGCTTTGTCTTTGCCACGTATTCCGAGGATGGCGGCAAGGGCGCTATGGACGTTCTGAACCTGATAACAAGAATCCGGGTGGCGCTTATCAAAGCGGGCGTAATAGGCGAACAGTTTTCCCTTAAACGCAAGATTGAATATATCGTTTACCCGGACAGCACGCCCCCTTACTTCATGGGGGAAATGATGACCTTTTGGGAAATGCCAACAATTCAGCGGGAAGTTCCTCTTTACGATGAATTGTGCGGCGAATAGAAAGCGAGGTAAACAGTATGGCAACACGCAGGAAAACCGCAGACGCGGCGGAAGTGAAGGAGAACGCGGAAGCCGCCGCCGTGGGCGCTGAGGGCACGCAGAACGGCGCTGGGCTGGAAGCGGGGGTAATTCCCACGGTGGAGGAAAACGCCGCTGTGGAGGCCGCAGACGCGCCGCAGGACAAGGGAAGGCGGAAACTGTGGGAGGGATATTCCCAGTTTGTCTATATCGGCCCTTCCCTTCCGGGCGGCTTGCTGAAAAAGAACGCGGTGCTGATCGGTGAGTTCGAGCAGATCAAAGCCTATCTGGCCCCGGTTCTGGAACAGTATCCGCAGGCGGAAAGAATGTTGTACCCCACGGAAAAGGCGGGGTACGCAATGAGAAAAATTCAGGCGCAGGGAAACATTATCCACAAATGTTATATGGACCTTGTTTCCCTGACAAACGCGCGGATGAAGGAGGAATAAGAGAATGGCGGACTTTTATCACGGCGTAAGCACGCGGCAAGTGGAAACTTCCGTTTCCACGCCGGTTGAAGCTGATTCCGGGATTCCGTTTGTGGTGGGGACGGCCCCCGTACATACCGTAGGCGGAAAGGTGAACGCGCCTATTCTGGCATACACCTATGAAGAGGCGGTAACGGCGCTGGGGTTCAGCGACAACTGGGAGAATTACACCCTTTGCGAAATGCTTTACAGCCATTACCGGCTGTATGAGCGCGCGCCCGTCGTATTCGTGAATGTGCTTGACCCGGAAAAGCACAGGAAGCAGACGGCGGAAGAGAGTTACCCGGTGAAGGACGGGAAGGTTTATTTGCCGCTGGAAGCCATGAAAGAAACGGTGAAAGTGAAGGGCGGCGCGGACGCAACGGCCTTCACGGAAGGGGCGGACTACGAACTTTTCTATGATGGCGAAAGCCTGATTTTGGAGATCGTGGAGGGTTCCGCAATCCCGGAGGATTTGGGGGAACTGTCCGTTTCCTTTTACAGCGTGGACCCGTCGCAGGTGACAAAAAAGGAGATTATCGGCGGTTTCGACGTGAACACGAAGAAATACAGCGGTTTTGAACTGATGGATTCCGTGTTTGCGAAATATACCATTGTCGCTGATCTTCTGGTTTGCCCGAAATGGTCCACGGATTCGGAGGTTGCGGCCATTATGGCCGCGAAGTCCGGCAACATCAACGGCGTTTTCGAGGGAAAAGCGCTGGTGGACGCGGACGCGGAAAACGTGCGGCACTATACGGACGTTCCGGCGTGGAAGAAGAAAGCAAACATCTTTTCCAAACAGCAGATTGTGTGCTGGCCTATGGTGAAGATGGGGGAACGCAAATTTCACCTG